AGTATGGATTATCAAGTCATGTTTAACGTAACAATAGCCGTAGCAGGATTTGTTGTTGGATGGTTGGTCAATCGAGTCTTTGCATTATTGGATAGAATTGATGCTGATATGAAATCTATACCTATCATGTATGTAGCGAAAGAAGATTACCGTGATGACATACGCGAAATCAAAGAGATGCTTGGCGCGATCTTTAAAAGACTTGAGACCAAGGCTGACAAATAGGAGCTGATATGAAACGCATAAAAGTAATTGGTAAATTTGTTAAATCTAAATTCATGAATGCTACAGAAGAACAGGCTACCGTTGTTACAATTATTGCGGTGATCATTGTTATCGCATTAGCGGTAGTTTAAATGCTGTCTTCGCTTACGGCCTTGGTTGGCCCAGTGACAAACTTGCTAGACCAGTTTGTTGAGGACAAGGACAAGAAGAACGAGCTTGCCCATCAGATTGCTACAATGGCTGATAAGCACCATCAAGAAATCATGCTGGCGCAAATCTCTGTCAACCGTGAAGAGGCTAAAGGCAACTGGTTTCAGTCTTCTTGGAGGCCAGCTACCGCTTGGGTCTGCGTAGCTGGTTTTGCGGTAAACTTTCTTATTTCTCCTCTTGCTGCGCCTTTTGGCATAGAAGTACCACAGGCTGATACTACGGTTATGCTGCCTGTATTAACTGGCTTGCTCGGCTTAGCTGGCGCTAGAAGCTATGAGCGCGTCAAGCAAGTAGGTAAGTAATGGAAAACTTAATCAAGATGCTTAAACGCCACGAAGGCGCAGAGACTCACGTTTATATGTGTACTGAGGATAGGTACACAATAGGCGTAGGTCGCAATGTCGATCCTAGAGGCGGTCTTGGCTTGTCAGAAGACGAGATAGACTACTTGTTATCTAATGACATTGTAAGATGCGTTAAAGAGATTAACAAAGAATATATTTGGTTTGGCGATTTAAACACGGTCAGAACCGAGGCAGTAATATCTGCGTTTTTTTGTTTAGGAGCTACAAAATTTCGTGCCTTTAGAAAAATGATACAGGCGTTTGAAAGAGCTGATTACAAGGAGGCTGCGACTCAGCTTTTAGATAGTCGCTTTGCAGAGCAAACAGGAAACCGAGCTACGGAACTTGCTGAGATGATAGAGACGGGAAAGTATGTATAATTATTTAGTGCAAATCTCCTCCATAATGATGATCTGCTTGATAATGTAGAAATTTATCACTTACCTCATCTGAGCTAAATATAAAATCATCCATATTAGCTAAAAGAAAAACGATAGTAGCTAAATAATCAAAGTCATTATCCGACATCCTATCCTCTATTTCCTCCAGCCATTCGTCTATTTCTTTTTGGCTTTTAATATTAAATTCTAATCCGTTCCTGTTGATTTTATCTGAAATGCTTGTCATATAATCTCCGTTTAGAATTAAAGATTTTTTTGATTCTCTGCAAGTAAGCAATAGTGAATTTGCGTGGCTCATTGTCATTTTCCAGTTTGTCTAGGGACAATTCGCCTAGTATTTTCTTTAGATTTGTCCTGAACTCTACCACGTTACCCGACAAGTATCGGTTACACCTCACGCACTGGCCCCAGCAATTTAGAGTATTAAATCTTAGGTGTCCCGCAGATCCTCGGCTTCTATAGTGACCAGCGTCAAACTTGCCACCTTGAACCGTTTCTCCTTGCGGTAATCCACAGCTTATACACGGCTTGTTCTTGTCTCTAGCGCGGATGTACCCATTAAACGAAAATTGGGCCTCTTTGACGTAATCTGAGGCAGTCTTGAGAGATGCCTTTATGCGTTTAGTTTCACGCGCATAGGCTGTTTTTGCTGCCTTTTTGGCCTTATCTGAGCGGGTATACTCGTGAAGGTGATCCCAAGTGCAAAAGGAATAAATACCTCCAATAATCGCATCGTCTTGGGCGACTTTGACGCGACACAGTTTGCATCGTCGCGTTTTCATTAGAACCTGTAGAATTTGCGAGATTGCAGACACGCGATTACGCGCAACGCCCGCAGTCTAGTCATTGAGTCCATTTTAGACATTTTGGCTTCTATCAGTGCAATACTGAATCTATGCGACATCACCGAATGCATTTTTGCTATGCTGCGTACTTCATTAGACGGCTCATACGCTACCTTAGCGTCATTTCTGCTCGGCGTGTTGCTTCTCTGCTTCGCCATTGTTCAAACCTCATCTCAATCACTTTTATCTTAAACCTCAAAGCAACCGCTGCTTCAATAGCAACTTTAAGTCCCTCTAATAACTCAAGATATTCTGGATTGCTGTAAGCATACCTTTCTTGCTTAACGGCTGGAAGTGAAGGATTCTCGCGCTCTGCTTCTGCCATTAAGATAGCTTTCTTAGACTTACGGAATTCCATTAAGTATTGCTTTTCTGCTTCAGCTTTGGCGTATGCTTCGGCTAAACCTTGCATTTCACTTAGCGTGTTTTCGGATGCCATAAGCACTCTCCACATAGAGTTTAACGCGATCTTGAAAGTCGGGCGGCACTTTGGATAAAGCTGCTACCCGCTCTTCTCTAGTCTTCAATGTCATGATCTGGGCCGCATAATGGCGCGGTTGCATTACAGATTTCGACAATCTGTTCGGCGGGCTGGACTTCTTCAATATCGCAAACTCCAAATTTTTCTGAATAAGCAATGATGGCGTGACGAGTTCCGTAAGTTTTAGCGCACCAGCTTGCTTCTTCTAGAGCGTCTTCAGGCTTATCAAATAAAATCATTTACCAAGCTCCATTAGTTCAAAGATCTCCAAGCCGAGAGCATCAGCTATCTTAACGGCTGTAGATAGCTTGATGTCTGTGTGCTTACGCCAGCCTTCTAACTGCTGGCGATGCACTCCAAGACGCTGCGACAAGTCTTTAGTCGTAACGCCTTGTTGTTTTTGTGCCTTGGTTAAGGCTTCGCCAAAATTAATCAAAAGGGAATGTCATCAGCAAAGTCATCAGGCATCGCTGGTGCAGCAGGGGCCGCAGGAGCAGCAGGGGCTTGTTCTTGATCTTTTAACGTAAATCGGATACTGACTACTGGCTTCTTCCCACCTTCCTTAGAAGTCCAAGCAGCAAGTTTGTATAGCTTGCCGTCAATTTCGCATTCGCCTTTAAGGTTCGGCTGTGTTTCAGTAGTTTGGTATTCGTTTTTCCACAAAGCGCCGCTGAGATTTCTATTTTTATGATTCATTTGATTGTTTCCAAGTTAAGTTGATTAAATTAATTAGCGCGACACAATTGTCGCAGATTAGGTAATCTTTTTGATTCTTGATTCTTGCAAAACAGCACTCACAGGTCTTGTTGCTTAGGCTTGCAGTAGTTGCTCTAGGCTTTTGGTTCATCTTCAGCCCCATTAGCTGTGCGGAATTCGGTAGACTGCATGATTTCTCTTTCTTTGGTTGTAAAAGGGCCGCCCTTGCTAGGAGCTTTCCACAGCTTTGCTTTAATTTCGTTATTCAATGCAAACCATTCCTCCGATGCCGAGCTTATATCAAACGTCGCTATACCAGCTTTGATCTCCATAATTGTTTCAGAATACGTTAATAAGGTCTTCGTATTCTCAACGAGAAGCTCGTTAACCTCTTTGTCAGACATACCAGCCTTTGCTTCATTCTGCTGAGTGATAGCGTTAGCCACCTCGTCCGCAGTAGCGTACTCAGTACCACCCATACCAAATGCAGCAAGCGCCCGCCCAATAGCTGAGGTCTCGCAGTTCTCAACGTGTGAGGTTTTGTTAATGTTGGTAGAGCCACGCACCTCATGCGCCAAGCCAGTAGCAATTAGCTTACCGCTATCACTGATTGACGCTTTAATTACTACGTCATCACCTTCCCAACGGACAATCTCTGTCTCAATGGTAAGGTCTGCTGACACCGCACGAAACGCAGCTACCCGCTCTGCGACGGTGTGATATTCCTTGCCGTGGATATTTACAGGCATGATGGCTCTCCCGCAATGTCCGACATTTCACGAGCAAGAAGAGAATCCATTTGATTCTGGTAAGCAAGATGATCTGCTGAGCCAGCAGGGTAGGGGTTGTAAAAATCACCTTCACGGTAATCAGTGAACGCTAGAGCAGCGGGAAAGTTGGATAAATCCATTTTGTGTCTCCGTCAATGAGTTGAGTGGCTAGAGTAACAGAATGGAATGCGAATGCAAATCTTTTTTTGCAGGACAGATTAGGTTAAAAAAAGGCTGAATTTGTCCGTAGATTTTGTGGTACTATTCGCCTGTCGCAAAGTTCTCCGTCAAGTCCTCAGCGATAGCCCGCCCAGTTGTGAAACTCGGTGGGCTTTTTTATGCCTTAATTGCTGTGTGTATAAGTCACGCAAAAAAAAAGCCTTCAACGAGGAAGGCTTAAAACAAGAAAACAACAAAAAGCACAGCTATGGTTAAATCATCACTTGCAGAATTATTTCTGCGAGCATATGATGTGAATTGTCGGTGGGCTGATAACCCTGAATTCCGACTAAGGAGAAGGAAAAGTCAGAAACCCGACGAGCTAATTATACACAATATTTGGTTCTCGTCACACTTCCCTCCCCCTATATATGCGATTCTGAAGGATATGTCGCCGCTTATGCGGATCACTCACCGAGCAGAATTTTAAGACCCAAAAGAATAGCGCTGGGTCACCGCAACTTGCTAAAGTCTGAATGCGGAGCGGGGGGATTGAGCAGAATCCCTTGCAGACTTGCTTGTATCAACTGACTCATTGATGCGGCCTCGCTGTCCATACTGACGGCTCCGAAGGCAATGCAACGTCCCGAAACCTACTTCCTGTGGGTTGGGGCTTGCTTGCTCGCAAACCTCCTAACCCACCAAAGGCAATACAATGAAAAGAATGAATTACTACTTTTTTTTATTGACTTTAATTTTAGGAGGCTGTCAATTTAATGAGTTTCGCTATTGTTCAGACGTTGCGGTTTGGCGCATTTCCCAGATGACTGACGGCTCTAATCTTAACGGACATCCCGATTACAAAGGCATTTACGAGACTATTTGCAATAAATTTGAACCTTATGATCAATATATGCAATAAAATGCTTGCATTGTAGGTTAGGTTCAGGCATTATAATCCCAACAGCAACAAAATAACTAAGGGAAACAACATGACTAATAAAGAAATTATAGAAATCCATTTAAACAACAGCGATTTAAATATTAAAAATCTTGCTGCAATTCACAACTCAGATGTTTCTACTGTCGCAGGAATCCTAGCGCATTATTACTGCGACAAGGCTGAGGCTGAGTCTCTTAATTTAAACTTTGAAGCTTAAACCAACCGCGCCTCTTCGGAGGCATTGTGCAAATAAAATTTTGCAATACCTGTTAAATTAGTATATTATTACTGCAACATTCATCCTGACGGAGACAAAAATGCAAATCATTAATCAAGCCATTGAAGAAAACATAGACTCACTGTACGACACAGCGGGTCGCTGCGTTACCGCAACAGACACGGCTGCGGTTGAGCTTCTCATTGCCGAAACTGCTGAATCAGGCGACCTGCTAGGTGGAATGGTAAGAAACTTTGCAGAAAGCGCCTCGATTGAGCTAGACATCGCCCTGCTGCTGGCTAATCAGCTAGATCTTAAAACATTCCAAGCCACTTGGGGCGAAGCGTTTTTAGAGGCAGCACAGCACACTGTTACGCGCTTTGAAGACCAAATCACAGAATGCGCTGTAGAAGGCAACAGCTTGCCGTTTGTCGATCCTTATGATTGGAACGGCGTTAAGCGTGAGGATTTCGTATGAATCCTATTAACTGGCTAATAGTTTTAATGATTCCTGTCATGTTGTGGATTTGTACTGCTGACACGGAATCACAAGTGCAAGAGATGGAAGACCAGCAATATGTTGAGATGGTCTGCATACACCAGCAGACTGATGGAGAATTTGGCTGGCCCCCATACCGAAGAAACGTCGAGGTTACTTGCAATGATTGAATTAAGACCTCATCAGGTAGAAGCAGTAGATCAACTGCGCAAATCTCTTAGAAATGGCAAAATTCGCCCTTTACTGGCTGCTCCTTGCTCTATGGGCAAGACTATGATCGCTGCTCACATCATGCAGTGTGCAGCCGCTAAGGGCATCAGAAGCGTATTTTTTTGCGACAGAGTAAAGTTAGTCCAACAGACAGTAGAGACTTTTGAAAGATTGGGCGCTGAATTCTCAGTCCTGCAAGCAGATGACCCTCGCTACAATCCCAACGCCTTGATTCAAATAGCGTCGATTCAGACAGCAGTGAGGCGTAGACACTTTACTTTCGGACTTGCCATAGTTGATGAATGCCACACTATGTACAAGGGGCTGATTGATGGTTTTATGGCCCGTTATGACAACGTCCCGTTTATTGGACTTAGCGCCACGCCTTACGCTAAAAATCTTGGCATTTATTATGACGATCTGATTCAAACAATTACTCCTAGAGAGTTGATTGCTAAAGGGTTTTTATGTCCTACAGACTATTATGTTGGAAAGACTATCAACACTGACAAAATTAAGAAGCGCACAATACCTACTGGCGGCAGCGACTTTGACCCAGAGGCGTTAGGCTCAGCAATGATTGACTCAGAAACTTTTAATGGCGACGTAGTAGAAAACTACCGAGTTCACTCTGGCGACCTGACTAAGCGAGCAATAGCTTTTAGCCCATCGGTCGCACATAGCAAGGCTTTAGTAGAAAAATTTGAAGAGGCTGGCATTCCTGCCTTGCACATAGACGGCTATATGGATGAGGAAGAGCGAAAGTACATTTATGCAGAACACAGAAGCACGGAAGCAGGAACTGCTCTGATCTTATCGTGCAGTCGCTTGCTTGGTACTGGGTATGACGATCCGTCGGTGGAGATCTTGATAGATTGTTTTCCTACGTCTAAAAATTCAAAAATTGCTTGGATTCAAAGGGCGGGCAGAATTTGGCGTACTGCCGAAGGCAAGACAAAAGCAGTGTATTTGGATCACGCAGGAAATCTTCAGCGCCACTCGATGTTCCCAGAAGACGTAATACCTGTAGAGCTTGATGATGGCACTAAGAAATTTGACGAGCGCAATCAGACGAAGGAAGAGCGCGAGAAGATTGTCCGGTCATGCCCAACCTGTACTACGGCTATGACAGGAAGGAAATGCCCAGCTTGCGGCTTTGAATATGCAAAAGAAACGCCTGTTTTTCAAGACGATGGTCAAATCCTCAAGAAAGTAGACAAGCTCCCGACAATGGATGACAAGGGCCGATGGATGGGTGAGCTGTTGTACTACTGCGACAAGAAAGGATGGAACTCTGGCGCGGCAAGTCATATGTACCGTGAAAAGTTTGGCGTATGGCCCAAGAATGTAGACCGAACACTTCGCAGCAGCCAATCTGCTGATGTTTACGGCTTTATCCAGATGCTCCAAATCAGGAGGGCTAAGCGTGCTTGATATTCAAATTATCTTAGATCGGCTCGAAAAAGTGCGTAAGAGTGGGAAAGGCTATATGGCTTGCTGCCCAGTGCATGAAGATAGAAGCCCGTCAATGGGGATTGAAGAGAAGGATAATAAAATCCTCTGTCATTGCTTTGGCTGCGGGGCCAAGGGTATAGAAATTGTTGCGGCTCTCAACTTGCCACCAGATGTTTTATTTCACGATCCGCTAGAGCGTATAGAAGACAAGCATCACCAGTTAAATAAGAAATCGGATTGGGATGACTTTATGTTAATGATGGCTTCTGACACATTGAAGCAAGGCAAGCTGCTCAGGCACAAGGATTACAAGGAAGTTAAGCAATCTCTGGCCCGCAGGGAGCAGCGAAGACTATTTGGTCTACCCATACTATCTAATATGGAAATTGTCCTATGAGACCTATGTACGAGACATCTGAAGATCTGGGCAGAGAGGATAAGGTTAAAGTTATCTTAGAGGCCCAGTGGAAAGCCAAATTACATAAACTCCCAATAGCCTACAAGCTGGACTTCCTTGCTGAACGCGAGGAGGGGACGGTAGCTTGGATTGAGGTTAAAGTCAGAACTAACGCTATGCGCCAGTATCCGACAATGATGTTAAGCCTGTCGAAGTTCCTAACTGCCAGACAGCTCACCGAGACTACGGGGCTGCCTTCATTTCTTGTAGTGCAATGGACTGATAAACTTGGTTTTGTTGACATGAACCAAATAAAGTATACTGTCGCTATGGGTGGTAGGAAAGACAGGAATGACTCACAGGATATAGACCCGTCAGCCTACATCGCCATAGATCATTTTCAGGAGTTTAAGCAGTGAGTGACAACCCTCCACACAGGCCGCCAAGAATATTCAGTGATGAAGAAATTGCGGAATGCAAAAGATTAGCTGCTTCAGTAACGAAGACACAGCTTGCTGATTATTTTGGCTGTAGTTTCAATACCTTACAAGCAGCAATGGTAAGACAGCCTCTTCTTTCTGAAGCCTATCGTAAGGGTAAGGCAATGGCTATCATACAGATGGCTGGATCGTTGCAGATGAAGGGTTTGGATGGAGACGTTGGAGCTGCTAAATTCTGGCTATCACATCAAGCTGGATGGTCAGAGACCAAGCGTACTGAGCTGTCTGGGCCGCAAGGCGATCCGATTGAGATAGATCATCACTGGACAATCAAGGTGGTTGAGTAATGGCAGAGCGTAGATTTTTACAGTTAGAGACGCACCCAACTTCAATAGTGTTGGAGCGTACCTTTTGGGACACCATAGATAATTTAGCCACAGGACGTTGGCAGGATTGGGTCATAGAGAAACTCAAAGATAAGCCGCAGTCATTATGCCGCGCTTCTTACTTGAGGCAGCTTGCTCATCAATCACTGCTTAATGAGATTCAAATTCTAGAGCTATAGATACTATGATGGATATTAAAGCAGAGAAGAAAAATGGCAGAACCAGAGTTTATTGATAGGATTAATAATCCTGAGAACTATCCGTACATTCGAAACTCGGATGGTAGTGTGTCGTCTCACAGAATGGCTGCTGAGACGGATGAAGACGGCAACTGGTATGTCTTTCCTACCATTCAACTGATTGACGGTAAGCTGGAGGAGTTTGAAGACAATAGCAAAGCTATGGATTCTGCTTTGAAGACCAACAACTTTCTAAAGATGAAAGGCAAGGCAGAAGCGTTGCGGTATGCCTCTGGTGGTTATAAGACTAAAAAGTTTAAAGCCTTTAGGCCACCAGCTTCAGACAAGGCTGACTTTGAATGAGTGGCGAGTCAGATGGCGGCAAAGGCTCACGGCCTAGACCCTACACTATATCGCTAGATGAGTACGCAGATAACTATGATAGGATATTTGGAAATGCCCCTAAAAAAAGGAAAGAGCCAAAAAGTAATCTCTCAGAATATAAGGACGGAGCGAGCCAGCGGAAAACCCCAAGCTCAAGCCGTGGCAATCGCAATGTCAAAGGCAAAGCGAGGTGGGAAACCGAAAGCTGGGAATAAGGCGACCTACGAATAATGCCAGAGATGCAGATACCAAAGAAGCTGAAGCCATTCTTAAAGCCATCTCGCGTGAAATGCGCTGTGGGAGGGCGAGGCTCAGGTAAGAGTATGACTATCGCTGATATGTGCCTTATGGACGCAATGACGAAAGGCACTAAGACTCTGTGCTTTCGAGAGTATCAGAACTCTATTGATGACTCAGTACATTCACTTCTAGCCAGCGAGATAGAGCGCTTAGGCTTGCAAGGCTTTGAAGTGCAGAAGTCACAGATCCTCTACAATGATGTTGCTGTTTTCAAGTTCAAGGGTATGGCTCGTGACCCAGAAGCCATAAAGGGCGCACACGGCTTTGATCGGTTTTGGATAGAGGAAGCCCAAACTATCTCCTTTAACTCCCTCAAGGCGCTCATGCCAACGCTCAGGACGGAGGGTTCGGAAGTCTGGTTTAGCGCCAACCCTCGCAGTTCTGCCGATCCATTCAGTCAACGATTCATCAAGCCTTACGAGAAGCATTTACTGCGTGATGGGTACTACGAAGATGATGACCATTGCATCGTAATGATTAACATAGAGGACAACACATTAGCTCCTGATGTCTTGATCCGTGAGATGGAGGGCGACAAAGAGCGTATGAGTCCTGCGCTGTTTGATCATATATGGCGAGGCCATCATCTTGATGATTTAGAAGACAGCATCATTGAAAGTAGTTGGTTCGACGCTGCCATAGGAGCGCATAGCAAGCTAGGGTTTGCTGGTACTGGCGCAATCATTGCTTCACACGACCCCTCAGACGAGGGTGGCGACTCAAAAGGCTATTGCAAACGTCACGGGTCGGTTGTGCTGGATGTCTGCGAAAAGATCACAGGCGATGCCAATGAGGGGATGGATTGGGCTTTAGCAAAGGCCCGTGAGGATAGAGCTGATTGGTTTGTCTGGGACTGTGACGGTCTAGGCATCTCTCTCAAGCGGCAGGTAGACCAAGAGCTTGAGTCCACTAACATACAGAAGCACCAGTTCCGTGGGTCTGAAACGCCTGATGATGCGACTGTTCCGTACTCTGGCAAGGACTCAAAGACTAACAGAGACACGTTTCTCAACAAACGCGCACAGTATTGGTGGAAGTTACGGGATAGGTTCTACGCAACGTACCGAGCTGTAGAGAAGGGTGAATACATAAATCCTGAAGAGCTTATCTCGCTTTCACCGGATATTGAGCATTTAGATCAGCTTCGCAGCGAAGTTTGCAGAATACCCCTAAAGCGTGGAAACAATGGTAAAATCCAGATTATGTCTAAACTAGATCTAGCGAAACAGGGCATTCCTTCACCGAATATGGGCGATGCTTTAATGATGGCGATGTTTTCTCCAAAACAGAATATTGCTCAAGGCAAGAAAATTAACTTTAAGGGCTGGGGCTAATGGCTACTTACGACAACGGAACTGAAGAGAAAGAAGAGTCTGCTGAATATACCGAGATGGATCTGTCTTACAAAGATAAGTATGACGATCAAGCGGACATTCTGAACTTATTGTCTTCGTGCCAAGAAGCCGATCACGATATGCGTGAACAGGCAAGAGAGGCCCATTTGTTCGTTTCTAAGAGAGATGGGCAGTGGGAGGCGTATTGGTACGAGGCAAATCAGAACAAGCCGCGCTACACGTTTGATCAGGTGGGAGTCATTGTCTCTCAGATCTCAAGCGAGATAGAGCGCAGCGACTTTGACATCAGGGTTACTCCTGCGGGCGGTGATGCCACTAAGGACATAGCCGCAACTTACGATGGACTTATCCGCAACATAGAGAATGTATCTAATGCTCCGCAAGTATTTGCACAAGCTGCTACGGGAATGGTCACCTCTGGATTTGATGCGTGGCGTGTCTGTCAAAAGTATGTAGATGACAATTCCTTTGATCAAGACATAATGATTGAAAAGATAGCCAACCCAATAGATCGGGTATGGTTTGACTCTGCCGCTGAGAAGCAAGACAAGTCAGATTCTCGCTATGCTTTCATCTTGCATCCAATGGCCCTAGACGAATACAAGTCCCGATGGCCTGAAGGTTCTGAGCAATCAGTCTCGGATGACCGTGATGGTGATGCTTACTATGACAAGGCAGAAACAGTTGTTGTGGGTGAGTTCTTATATCTTGAGTCAGAAGACCGTGAGCTGGTAATGATGTCTAACGGGCAGACTCACGAAGTAGATGATGACTTTGAAAAGGTTGTAGATGACCTAGCTTTAATTGGCGTGACAGAGATCAGGCGCAGGACTCGCAAGAAGCATAAGGTATGCTCGCGCTACTTTGACGCTGAAGATTGGCTAGAGGAAAAGAAGGAGACTGTCTTCAACCGAATCCCAGTGATTCCTGTGTACGGCAACTTTAAGATCTTTGAGAACAAATCAATTTGGTACGGTGTGGTTGAGAAGCTGCTAGACCCTCAAAGGCTTTTGAACTACTCACTTAGCCGAGAGTTAGAGGAAGGCGCACTTGCACCACGAGCAAAGTATTGGATGACAATGACTCAGGCTGCTGGGCATGAGAACGAAATAGCCACTCTGAACACGAACTCAGATCCGGTACAGTTCTACAACGTAGACCCTGAAAGCCCGCAAGTCCCGCAGCAGCAGGGCGGCGCAATGATTAACCCTGCCCTGAGAACGATGTCTCAAGCTATGCAGGGAATGATTCAGGCCACCGCTGGTCTCTACGCATCCAGTATGGGTGACAATCCAAACGCGCAATCAGGCGTGGCTGTTAGAGCTTTACAGAACAAGGGCGATAATGGCACTTACGGCTATACTCGTTCAATGGAGATCGCTATATCGGCTACAGGCCGTTTGATTAAGGATGCCATACCAGAGGTGTACAACACTATCCGAACGGTTCGCATCTTGCGTGAAGACGAGTCTTACGATCTCACAGATCTAAACCAGCAGGTCATAGACAACGCAACGGGTGAGGTCGTTACTGTAAACGACTTATCTGTTGGCACTTACGATGTCACAGCTAAGGCTGGCCCTAGCTTTGCGAATCGCCAAGAAGAGACCATTGAAGCCATCACATCACTAGCACAGGTAGATCCTACGCTAATGCAGATTGCAGGTGATCTTCTGGTTCAGAACATCTCAACACCTGCGGCTAGTCAGATTGCTGAGCGTAAGCGGGCGCAGATGATGCAGCAGGGCTTGATCCCTCAGTCTCAGATGACTGAAGAGGAACTGGCTGAGATTCAACAGCAAATGTTAATGGCTCAACAAGGCCAACAACAGCCTGATCCTAATATGGTTATTGCTCAAGCTGAGCAAATGAAAGCTCAGGCCGAGATGATGCGAGCGCAGATAGAGCAAGCCAAGCTCCAAAACGAGCAGATGAAGTTACAGATCGAGGCTCAGAAGCTCCAGAACCAAATGGCTGGCGATCAGGTAGATAATCAGATTGATGCGTTCCGCGCAGAGACTGACCGTATGGACGTACAGGTTAAGGCTGAACAGGCTGGCGCTAAAGTCAATATGGACGAGATCTCAGCGTTTGGTAAGCAGTTAGATAACACGCAGAAAATGATGGAGATTGAAGACGAGCGGATGCGTAAGGCTCAGCTTAGTATGCTTCCTCCTGAAGCCTTAATGAGGATTGCTAACGGTGGCTAAGAGTAATCAACAACTTGCACAGGAAATGTCGGACGCTTTAGGCTATGACCGATTTGCGTATAAGAACCGCACGAAGTTAGCTTCTCGCGTTCAGTCAATGCGGCCTGTCAGGAATACGATTAGATCTAGCCTAACCCAATTGACCAACGATGCTATTGACTCTAGTGGTGCTGGCGGTGGATACCTCACAGGGCTTAGAAACCTCGCTGACAGCTTAGATTTTGCCGTTGATGCCGTCCCATTGATTGGTGACGCAGTTGGCGTACAAGACACGATGGAGGCTTATAACCGTGGCGATATGGTTGACACTGGCGTTAATGCCTTAGCAGCGGCGCTTGGCGTAGTTCCTGTTCTCGGTGATGTCGCTGGCAAAGGCGTAAAGAAAGTTGTGTCTAGCTTGCGCGATATTGGCGGTGACATCCCTGTTGTTAGCAAGCAAACCTCACTGATGAAAAGGCCAAATGACTTTGCAGGTGTTAATGAAATGCAAGTCAAATACTCTGAGCCTGAATTGTCTCAAGTTCCTATTGCCAGAGCTGAAGACTTAATAGATCGCGCATATATGACAGGAATTACTGACACGAGCCGTAGCGGCTTAGAGACAGTAGAAACGATTAATGGTGTTCCAATAAATGCCAAAATGCGTGGCGGGGCTTATTGGGGCTATCAAGAAGAGCAAATGAAAAAGGGGCAAGCGTTTGCTTCTGCAAAAGGAGCCATATCAGGTCAATTAAACAGAGCCAATCTTGCTCAAAAAGCAAGTGACCGAGAAGGCGTTATTTTTATTCCTCACGGAATGGTTGGCCCTAGTCCAGACTTTGCCACAATGTCCACTGAAGTAGCTGTACCATACGCAAGGCAAGTTCTAAGCTCGTCTGATAAAGCGTTAGTAGATAAACAAATTCGAGAGGGCAAAAAGAAAAAAGACGGAACATTTACAGCAGGAATACCGGATTGGATGGGAATTGATGAAGCTACCCCAGAATATTTAGCCAGCATAGGCGGCAAGCGCAAGATGGTCTTAAACGCTTTAGACGATTACCGTACAGCAGGAGCCTTGGACTTATCTCAGGTGCGCTCTATAGTGACTGACCCAGATCAATTTGATCAACCGTGGGGATCAGTAAACGCTTTCTATGAGCTAGACCCTAGAACTTATATGGGCAAATCAAGAATTCAAGGCGTAAGCTCTCACCCATCATACCCTGCGGCGTTGGGCGGGATACCAATAGGAGCTGCTCGTAGACCCTTTAACATTACAGAGTTAGATGTAAATATGGGAACAGCGCGAGCAGGTGAAAAAAACTTCTTAGACGAAATGGCTAGGCGCAGAGCGTTAGCTCAAGATGATTTGGCAAGAGAACAAATTATTGGAGACAAAGAAAAAATAGGAAAAGCTAGTTCTACTCTTAGAGGTTATGACTTCCAAGACGGCAAAGCTGGCTCCTCTATTCAAGGTGCGTTAAAAGCTGGGGGGCAAGGGCGTATTACTAGGGATATGGTAGATGACTTGATTCGTCGAGATCTGATCTTGCCTTAATGATTCTATCTTGCAGCTCTCCAGAAATACCCTCTATATCAAGATGAGCTTGTAAGGTGTCAATATCCCAGCTATCAAGATCATTTATAATTATATCCATCCAGAAATCGTAGTCTTGCATAGGATTCTCCGTAAGTTAAAAAGGATTATAGCACAAATTTGTTTGCATCATTATAGCTAATTTACCAATAAGTGTTGATTAATTAGCAAATATGGTATTATCGAAGACAGGAACACGGCCTTTTCCGTGGCATTTACCTTTAAGGGCAACATTATGAGCGAGCTGCAACCAGCAGAAG